GTTTGAAAAAGAAAGCAATAACAGTAACACTACCTGCTCCACACAAATCACAAATCAAATGCCCTATTTGCGAGGGTAATAAGTGCCATGTTTGTAAAATGACGGGAACGCTAAAAATAGATGTAGCCCCGAAAATACCAATTCAAAGAGCGCATATTGTCAAGTATGTTGTAGATAATATTCATGACATAGCGGGGGAGATAACTAGGATGTATGGATTAGTTCCGGAAATCAACACACAAGAAGTAATTGTTGTTAATGAAGGGCAATATGAGGTAGTCCAAGTATCTTCTTTAGGTGGAGCATGTTGGGTAGTAAATAGATTAGATTCTTTAGAATCACCAAGATACTTCAAGTCTAGGAGTGAACTAGATAAATTCAAACAGGGGTGGATGAATTGACTCTAGAAAAAATAGGTTCTATTATTAGAAATGAAAAGATAGAATATGTTGTTAAAAAAGGCAGATGGACAATCTACGATGTAATAGACATAAGACAACATGAAAACGATAAACCCTCGGTAAGAGGTCTTCGCCTAAATAGAGACGAAGCAAAATTACTATTACAGATATTAAAAGAGGAATTAGAATGACAGAAAGAGAGATACACAAAAGATTAAGTGAAGTACAAGCAAAGAAAAGTGTTCGTAAAGCAAACAAAGACCGACAATATGCTCACGGAGCATTACCTAAATTTATAGGTTGTTCTAGTAAAATAGTAGATTTATTTGCTAAATATGTAGAACAAGAAATGAAAGTACCTGCCGGTGGCGGTAGAGGTTGTAGGGTTAAAGATACCCACATAGAGTTATGTTACGGTAAGTTTTACCAAGCCATGAGAGAATTTATGGATGGTGAACAAAATGAATAAGTTATTTTTGATAACCACCAATGATAAGAAATTTCATGAGTGGGCTAAGAAAGCAAAGAAGACCCTAAAGGGGCAAGAGACTGCATTAGATGCCTTTAATCAAGCATACGGAGAAGTCTCCGGTGGTAATTATTTAGTTAGGGCATCTTTTGTTTGTTATTGGGAAATATACACAAGTAACGACTTAGCAAGACTTGCACCCGCTATTACTCAAGCAACTATGATTCATATGTTACACAGGTTCGCTGAACAAAATAAATTAGAAGAAGTGCAAGTAGTAGAACAACTGATATCGAACTTTATTCGCCTATTGGTTAATTTAGATGGTGAATCTAATGAAGAAGAGTGAATGGATTTACTTAGCAAACGCTATGTGGACATATTCAGAAAAGAATGAAGGTGAGATATCCCGCCTTCTAAAAGAAGTGGTTATTAGATTAAATAAAAATATGGAAGTGATTATAGATGACATGGGAAATAATGAGCCGAATGTTAGAATCAAATGATTCTATCGCACAAACACAGCAAATAAATGGAATAGTTAGAAGTTTGAAAATGTCAGTATTGACTCCAAGTGGAGTATTGCCTATATTAGATAAAGATAATTTGCCAAGCAATAATATTGGATTATCTAGGGCAAAGAAATGGCTAGCAAAAATCTTTCAAGTCTTTGAAAGTGAAATTGATGGTCTTTATGCCGCACATAATTGCTTAGGTTCCGCTATTTATTATTTAGAGCCTTCAGCAGAATATAAAAAACAGTATTCTCTAAAACAGATATATAATTTATTAATAATGGACACCGGAACGATTGATTCTAATTGCTTCAAACTACTAGAGGAAATACTACCGAATATGTCTGCTAATGCTAGACAATGGTTTGTTAGATATTGGATTAGGAAACCTAGAAATGGAATCAACGAGGGAATAGTAACTAAAATACTGGCCAAGCACTACAATAAACCTGTAAAAGAAGTTAAGAAACATCTTAATTTTAATAGTTTAGATGTAGTGACATCTCATTACAATGCTTCGAGAAACCCCCCATGTAATTTAACACACGGTAAATTTGTAAAGCCAATGTTGGCCAAAGAAGTTCCTATGGACAAGTGGCCTACAAATAGAATTGTAGATTACAAATATGATGGTAATAGATATCAAATACATAAGCAAGGTGATAATGTAATTATCTTCAATCGGAAAGGTTCTATTGTTACACCACAGTTTCAAGATGTAGTAGAATCAGTTAGAGAATATTATGTTGATTGTATTCTAGACGGAGAGATTTATCCAATTAAAGATGATGGTTCACCTGCTGAACATAAACTAATGGGAACAAGAGTCCATTCTAAGAACCATGCAGAAGCAAGAGAAAGGGTCGCTGTTAAATGGGTTATTTTTGATTGCCTAAAAATCGGATTAGAAACTATAATGGAATTACCCTACTCTAAAAGAGTGCTAAAAATGTCTAAATTACCCGACCAAGCACACAGAATGGCCGAAGATGGTGACACATTAGCATTCTATAACCAAGCCATTAATGATGGATTTGAGGGCATCATAGTTAAAGATTCATCACTACCTTATGAAGCAGGAAAGCGAAGTATTGGATGGGCTAAGTATAAGCCGCCTAGAATAAATCTTGATGTTGTGATTGTTAAGGCTAAATATGGCCAAGGCAATAGGTCAAATGTATTTGGAACATTTGAGATAGCAGTTAAGAATGATACTGAATTTGTTTCCGTCGGGAGTGTCGGTTCGGGATTTAGCGATGAAGATTTAATTAAACTAACAAATACATTAAGAAGAAATGTTATTTCGTTTGAGAATAAAACATTTGAGTTAGCACCTAAAGTTATTCTAGAAGTTACTGCTGATTTAGTTTCTAGAGATGAGAACAATAACTTAGGATTAAGATTCCCAAGATGTATTAGAATTAGGGATGATAAGTTTGTTGCTGATATTAATACATTAAGAGATGTGGAGGCATTAGAATGATAGAAGTAGGAGACATGACAATAATAGGCACAACAACATACCGTTGTATTAGAATAGATAGTGATAATAATGTCTATCTTAAAAACATATTACATGATAAAGGTAGACCGCTAGTACATATAAGAGAACTATGCCCTTACATTAAAGATAATGAGTTAGTTATTCCGGAACAACCAAAGAAGAAGAGAATGGTGACTAGAATAAACATATCTAAGATTGTAAAAGAAAGCACTGAAATGACAGTATCGAATACAGCAAAGCGATTTTTAGTAGAATGGGTAGATACCGCAGTTGCTAATCTAATAGCAAACGGTGAGAAAAATGCTATAAGTCGTGGCAAGAAACGAATAACAGCCGCAGACCTTTTTTGGCTAGAAACAAATAATCTACCCGAAGGATATTGGAAAGACAATGAAGTCTATTTTAAGGAGTAATCGCCATGTATGATGATGAAACTATCGTTGAATGGATAGATAGGTATGGTAATGCCACTAGTTTCAACTTCATAGTTTATGGAATAATAAAAGATGAGGATATTAATATGTTAATGAGAGGAGTAATGTTTCAATTGTTAATGGACAAACAAAGTATCGCTGCCCCATGGATTGTAACAGATGAAATTGATGAAGAAAAGGCTGTTGCTATGAAAACATTTCAAGGAATGAGCGTATCTTTTGTTTTCGGTGGGGAAGTTCTAATGATAGAAGACACTATCAAGAAATTAGTTTCGGACGGGTTAGATTACTTGAGATTTAAGAACGAATATTTGGGATATCATTTGTGTGATAGTCATGTATAGTAAAGATATGATAGTAGGAATTCTATTGAGTAAAGGTAATTTTTGCGTTTCTATCCAAGAAAACAAGAGATATTCCATAGGATATAAAATAAATCCTAGCATAACAATAAGAGGAAACATAAGTTTCTTACAGGCGATTAGTCGTTCTTTGAAACAACATGCAATAGAGTCCAAGATAAAAGAAAGGGAATCTAACAACAGCCCAAGACCCATATTAAAAATAACTGGGTTAATTAACATAACAAACACAATAGTGTTAATTCCAGATTTACCTGACGCTAACGATAACTTAGAGGGTTTTAAACAAGCACTAAAAATCATAATTGAAGGCAAGCATAAACAATTAACTGGATTAGAATTAATAATGAAACTAAAGGGAGTTTTATAATGGGATTAAAAAATATAAATAAAATAAGAGCAATATTATTAGTAGGAAAAACAGGAACGGGTAAAACAACAAAAGCGAAAACATTTGTTAATGACCCTATTATTTTTTATGGTAGTGATGAAATAGATTTTGATTTAGGTTCATTTCCAGTGGACAGGGGAATCATCATAGAAGACATACATTACAAACCTCGAAAGGATATGATAAAGAATATCATAAGACAGTATCGTGGTCAAGTGGTTTTAACTTCCATAAATAAAAAATCTGTTAAATGGGTTCACTCTATGTGTCAAGTAAAATTAGCAGGCTCTACTAAGTATTTAGAAAACGAAATAAAACAAGTAGCACCGAATAGTGAGCCTCCTATGCTTATGGAAAAGGGAGAGTTTGAATTAATCTATCCATTTATGAAAAGCAAGAATAGAGACAAGATTAAGGATTTGCTTCTTTACAATGAGCCGAAAGATTACAGCATACTAAATTTATTAGTCCAAGTATTACACCCGACTAGATTGATTTTGATAGACTCTACTGTAAAGAGAAGGTGGCATAAAAGATATTTTTATGAAATGTTAGCCTATTGCCATGAAGGTGGCGGTGTGGCAGTTATACCTAGAGGAAAACCTAGAACTGATAAAGCAAAGGAAGATAAAAGACTGAAAGATAACTTTCGTAGTTTATCTAGAAAACTGAAAGTGAAAGATGTTAGAGTCTTTCAGCAACTATGTAAAGATAATATGTTGAAAGACCATTTCAAGAAGACGCTATCGCATAGCGAATGTAGGCTTCTTAGTTTGGGAGAAAAGAAGAAGCCCAAAAAGAAACAAAAAATAAAAGTAAAACAAATGAGTATAGAGGAATTTTTATGAAAAATAAATGGATGCATATAAGAATAAAAGAAATGTTAAAAGATAAAGAATTAACCACAGGGCAAATCAAAGACAACCTTTGGAATGCCAAGACTAAGAAAGGCACTCCGGTAAAGAAAGGGATGCCATCTACACATCAATTACAAATGCTTCTTAGAATACATTATGAGAAAGCAGGATTTTGTAATCAAGTGACACAAACAATATGGAGGAATAGAAATGTTATGGACAGAAAAATATAGACCAAGTAAATTAGAACACATTATCGGACAAGAGCATTTTGTATTAGATGCTAAAACATGGGTAGAAGAAAACAATATGCCTAATGTTTTACTTTATGGTAATGCAGGTAACGGAAAAACAGGAGCAGGAATAGTTTTAGGAAAAGAAATACTGAAAGATAGTTTCAAAGAAAACTTCTATGAAGTAAATGCTTCCGATGACAGAAGATTGGAAATGGTTAGAACTACTATCAAAGAAGTAGCGCAAAGCCGTTCAATAGGAGGTGTTCCTTTCAAAATTATGTTGTTAGATGAAATGGATGGAATGACCGGAGACGCACAAAATGCTTTGAAAAGAATTATGGAAAGATATTCGAATAATATTCGCTTTGTTATTACTTGTAATAATAGAAACAAAATTGTATTTCCTATACAAAGTAGATGTGCTAATTATCATTTTAAACCATTAAGCAACAATTCGGTAAAACAAGTCTTAAAGTCTATTTTGTCAAAAGAGAACATTGATAGGTTTTCGGATGAAGAATTAGACTCCTTTATATATGCTATGAATGGTGATATGAGGAGAGCGATAACCGAATTACAGGCCGCCAAGTCAAGTGGAACTACACTCAAGAAACAAGTGTCGGCTTCACTAGATGACTTCAAAAAATTGATAATGAAAATGAATCAAAGAAATACTAGTGCATTAGGAGACATTCATGATATGATATACTACGGACTTTCAATGAAAGAAATATGTTTAGGATTACACGATGCTGTAATTGAAATGGATGAACTAGACAGCACTACTAAATTTAAATTCCTTAGAACTATAGGGGAAAGCGAATGGCGTTCCACTACTATGACCCCTAAAGTGCTAGCCTCATGGTTAGTTGGAAATATATAGAATTGGAGCAAAAAAAAATAACACAAGGAGTGAAAATATATGAACGAAGATATGAAAAACGAAATAGCAAAAAGCGCACAATACATCGGTATGAGCGTCGAAGAAGCAGAAGCAAAGTTTGCAGAAGTATGCGAACAAAATGGTATTGAACCAACAAACCCTATAGCAAAGGGTATTTGGCGAAACTATGTTGCTAATGCAAGAAGAAGCCAAGAGACGAAAGAAACCAAAGATTCGGGTGAATCATGGTATAAAGCGGCATTTGGATTCTTTGTTTCTTTAGACGCACCTAGAGATAGTATGGCATGGAACAGAATGAAAGCACAAGAAGAATACCTAAGAAATGAAGATAATGCTTTAGAGAAAGGTATTGTTGCTGTTGCTGTAGAAAATGCATTAGGAAAATATACTGTATCTAGATACCATAATGGTGAATATAGAGAAAAGGTAATGCCGGAACTCCCCGAAGGGGCAGTAACATTAGAAGATGGAAGAATCTATATTCCACTTGATTCTACTGAATCTTATATGAGTGGTGAAAAGAATCAAAACTATGGTAGACCTCTACCTGCTCAATTGATGAGAAGAAGTGGAATTTTCTTTGGCTCAATTGGAGTTAATGGTGAAATGAAACCATATTATTTCTCTTACAAAGGACAAGCGGGAGTTGATTTTGCTCCTAATACTTTTGAATGGGTGCATTTCCTTTGTGTAGCAAATGATAATGGAACAGACCTTTATGGTGCAAAGGACTTAACTGTTAATAGTTTGAGCCTAAATGGTGAAATGAATCCTGACAATGATTTGTTTAGAGATATGTCAAACTTTAGTTTTGAAGATTGTCTAAAAGAACATTTCAAGAGTAATCTAATACCGTTGGTTGATATGGACAAGGAACATATTGTTAGGCAATCTTTGCCTGTCAAAGAAAGATTCATTGTTACAGATGGAACAGTTTGTAATATGAATATGACTCCTACATCTAACGGTAATAGAATCATTAACCTTACAGACTTAGATGCTGAATTGGATTATGAAAGTGATTCGGGAACAACAACTTGTTGGATTCCGGAACATCTAACTTTAGATTTCGGCATAGGTTCTACAGTTATTGTTGTTGGAAGAACCAGTCAATCAATTAATGATGAAGGAACTCAACCTGCTACACTAAATGTTTCGGGGCTTTATTGCACTGAAAAGCATGGTTCAGCAATAGAAGTATCTCAACCAGTGGAGTCTAACTTTGATTGGTTTTGATTAAATTCCGAAGGGCTTGAAATACCCTTTCATAACAAGTGTAAGTGTGAACTTGTGGGAAAAATTGATGCTCAACTAGGTGCGAAGCCTATCCTTATGAGGAATAAACATGATAGAAGAAGAAAATTTTATAGAGACAGAAAGAGCAATTACAGACATAAATTGCGTCACGAATCTTTCTTGGAAATTTATGGGTGAACATTTGTATAATGTACAAATCCATTTTGATAGAGAAGAAGATTTTGTAACACAAGTTATGACGAAAGAAAAACTACATTCACTTAAAGTCAAATTTAAGAGAAAAAGCCCCAAGACTAAACTAGTAGATAGACCAAAATCTAGTGCTAGTTTTACAACTACTAGGCTATATTTCGATAGAAAAATAATAGAAAATGTTAGAATTAAAGATGGCTTTATTTTAACTAATACTAGAGTTGCAGACTTGTCGGCAATACAATTTATCACTTGGGTTCAAGATGAATTTAGTGATAATTTAATGGTTAAGTTACACACCATTGGTAAATTCATAAAGGTGTATCTAAAAAGCAAAGAAGAAATAGATGAAATAATAGAATTATGGAAAATGTATAGGTGATATATATGGGATTAACAAATAATATAAATAAAGAAATGATAGAAACAGCAGGAAATAACAGAAGAGTAGAGGCGTTTAGAGACAAACTAAAAACCCAAACAGAAGGTAGACTACAAAGAAATAGTCGCCTAGTATGCGGTATTTGGGGAGAACCTAAAACAGTCAAGAGTGGATTAGCATTAGACTTTCCCGATAAGAAAATTTATGTTTTAGATTGGGATGATGGTTGCGAACCAACATGGAGACAAAACCATGAAATGACTGACAGGATTACTTTATGGAATCCGGAAGTAAGAAACCAAAATGGCGAACTAGATATACAAAAGTCCGAAGCAAACTCCGAGGATTTTGTTTTGTTTGTAAAAGAACAAATCGAAAAGGGAGAAAATGTTTTGTTTGTATTTGATGGAGTAGACAAATGGCTAGACTGTTGCACACTTCATGTTACAGGAAGTTCTAAGATTGGTAAGCCACAGAAAATGAAGTTTGAGTGGGGTAAAAGAAATGCACCATTTTATTCTTTATTGGCTATGTGCAAGAATCTTAATTGTGACCAAATTTACATTACTCACGCTAAGGCTGATTATGGCGCAACAGGTGAAGTAATAGGAACAAAACCTAATTGGCACAATTGGGGAGATTTCTTACACCAAATAATCAACACAAAAAGAATCCTAAAGAAAGGTGATGTAGCATACAAAGCGACTCTTATGAGTAGTAAAACAAATACATCCTTAGTCGGAACTTCTTGGGAAACTCTAGTTGTTGGTAGTGGCAAAGTAGAATGGAATGGAATTAAGGAATTAAGAGAGGGAGATATATGAAATTTACAGTGGATAGTAAAATACTAAAAGAAGCAATTGATAGCATACAAGTAAAAGGTAAATCTACAACCAACAACGGTTTTGGAAATACTAGTTTAGGTAATTATGCTCATATTATTTTGGCAGGAAATAACCTGCAAATATGGAATGGGGATTCTACCTTTTGCGTTAAGATAAACTTAACAGTAGAAGGAGAAACAGATGGTCATTGTGTTGTTGATGTTAGTATGGTTATACCTTACCTAAATTCTTTTGGTGAAAATACAATTGTAAATGTTGATGACTTTATGTCTTTGTCTAGTGGTAGAAAGAAGGCTTCTGTTCCTTTGATTACAAATCATCCTAATGAACAGGCTTTAGAGACACTAAAGAATATGTTACTCCATATCAATTACACACCTAATCCAAATATATTATTTAACTTTGGTAAGTCTAAGTTTGAAGTAGCATTTACAATATCCCAAGAACAGTTGAATGATGCAATCAAAACTTGTGAACTTGTAAAAACAGGAGTCTACAAATTTGATTTTAATAAATCTAAAGAAGAACCATACACAGGAACACTTGAAGTTTCGTCTAGACAAAATGCTACAAACAAATATGATGAAATAATTACGCCAGTTTTTAGAACAGGTGATGGAGGGGCAACATTAGAATTTTCAAGCCCTATTCACAGGTTTTTCCAAAAAGGCCAAATGCTAAACATATACATGAAAGACGAATTCCCACTATTGATTGTTTCAAATGACAGACTACTATTGAAAGCACCTTTCGTTAGTGGTGATTGAATGATTATAAGTAGAACAAATGAAGGAGATAAGATATATCTTTCGTGGAGAGAGAATGGTAAGAAGGAACACAAGACTGTTTCCTTTGCCCCTT